GCTCTATTTCTTCGATTAGTCGAATAGCACTTGCGATTATATTGTTCGCACGGTTTTCAATCAGATGACGCTGATCTCGTTGCACATAAAGGGCATCAAGCTCCTCTAGCAGAGATCGAGTTTTTGGTTGCATAGTGTCAATCCTGTTATCTATTATTTATTGTGTTTTATAGAAAACGAGAATAATAGGATGCCACGATAGGGAAAGTTTTCTCGAACGATTCGCCACGTAGATTGTCGAACTTCTTGATTTCTAAGATCATTTTCGTTATCTCATCCGAGTTCTCCTGCCATTTGGAGGGGATCAGGTGCGCGTACTCAGTATTCCTCAGAGACTCCACATATTCTTTTGTTACATTACCAAGTCGGTATGTACCCTCTGCGAGATGTCTCGTATGGTTGATTACATCTCCCTCTCTGTTTTCGAAGAAATGCTCACGTGCCCACGATTCTAGTTCTTCCAAGTATGCAAGGTTGAAAATAGAGATAGTTTCTTCTATTAGAAACATCACATTTGACGGAAGTCTTTCTTTCAGACTAAAAAGATTATCAGTTACCTGGTTCCAGTTGGATGGCCACCGCATATACTCAAATCGATCCCCCACGCCATCCAGACTTACATTTATCTTTACCAGGTTAGTTTTTTCTATAATATGAAAGAACTTTTCTGGTATCTGTTGTGTACCGTTAGTTTGAAAACTCAACATCAGTTGGTCTTTAGAGTTTTTGACGGTGTTAACTAACCACTCCGATATTTCCCAGTAATCATTTCCCATCAGAGTTTCGCCGCCAGAAAATACAAACTGTCTGAGGTTAGACAAATCTATATTTTTCAAGGTACTCAATACTCTATCTTTGTTTCTAGGGTTACCAATCCCACCATCAGGCAATGAATGGTCTCTGAGATGCTTTTGCCAATAAGTGCTGGAGTGTGGTCCACATATTCTACACGCGAGATTACACTGTCGATCAAACCTTACATCGATTCTATACGGTCCGGTCAAATCATATTCATGACTAAGACCGAGTCCTTCATTCATCCCCATGCGCATGCTCTTAATACCAGATTTTTCGAGGTATTGACAGTTGCATTTCTCTGACCATTTGTTCTGCTTATTTAAGTCTCTCAACGGCGTAAGTTGTTCGTTGCTCCATATATTTTCGAAATCTGAAGTCTTGTGTTTGTCTCTGATCAAACAGCAATGTCCGAACCCAATCTCCTCAATGTCAGAAAATGATAAAGACAGTCCGCCATGAATCATTGAACAGTATGCGTTATCCATTTGTTTTTACTTTTGCCAATAGTTGCTTGAGTTTAGCACTCTGATCGGTTGCTATGATCTTCTCAACCTCCTCGTCGTCCGAAGATACCACAGATCGTGCTTTCAGGGTTTCCATGATATTTGGTTTTTTAGCATATCCGTTCTCCGAATCTTCCCCAGTATCGGTAATCCGCATAGTTTCGATATCATAGTTCAGATTGATTTTCTGACCAACACCAGTTGATGAACGAGACTTCATGCACTGAATCTGATATTGCCCACGTTCTTTCATTGCTCTGGAAGTGAAGATACCAAACACGTTGTCTGCTGTATTGATTTTACTGATACCACCAGAGATATGACTGTGGTCAAACTCGATCTCTTCAACCGCACTGCGATTCAACTGACTGGCAGTGACCATTAAGATATTGAGTTCCTTGGCAAGATTTCTCAGTTCTTCCGATACATACTTGTCCTTTACAAACAAATCGTTCGGACTCACTTTGGCACTGACTGGCATCAGGAGGTCGAGATAGTCTACCATTATGAAATCCACTCTCATTCCATTTTGTATCTGAACCTCCTTCAAATAACTTCGAATATCATTGATGTTACTCTGAGCAGGCAGTGCTTTGACTTGGTATTTTCCCGATTTCTTAGAAGCAACCTTGACTTTTAGTTCAGCGGTGTCGATATCCTTTCGAATCTCCTTAGTGCTCATGCTAGTCAACATTGCGTCTGTGCGAAGACAGGTCAACTCTTCACTCAGTTCCAAAGTAATATAAACCCCATTCAATCCCTGATCGAGTAACCAGTTTAACGCAATATTCATCATAACCAATGACTTACCAGAACCAGAACCACCAGCAAATATGTTGAGTTCGCCTCGACTAAATCCACCATAAAGGAGTCTGTCCATCTGGGGCCATCCAGTGGAAACCTGTCCACCACTGTTAAAATACTTATTGATTCGTTCACTTGGACTTTCGAAATAATCTGTGCCCATGTCCTTTGTTAGACTGATCTGAACTGCATCCTTGATTAGTTTCTCAACAGGTTCATATTCTCCCTTCTCAAGCATATCTGATGCCTTCAGAATAGCACGTTCTAGTTCCTGCCTTTTCGTAAACGACTCGAATTCTTCGAGGAACCAGTCATAATGACCCTCATTCAGATCGGTTATCTGATCGAGTTCTATCCCAGTGGTTGCCGATATTTGATTTCTGTCGGGAAGGGTTCTATACTTGTCTGAATGCTCACTGATAAACTTTGCAACTGGTTGTAGTTTCCGATCAAAGTTCTGGTAGTTGTAGATATTTTGGACACGTACATAACTCTGTGGATCATGTAAAATCATTTCCAGAAACAGTTTTTGTACATCCAGATTATATTCCTTCAGCAAATGGATTTCCTCATTTATTGCTTATCTGTTTGAGCAATCGTTTCTTGCTCATTTCTATCTTTATTTTGCTTGACTCGGCAGACTCAACAATAGACATTATAGTTGCCAGTTTGCCGTATCGTATTACAGCATCATTGACATCTTTGCATCCCGACTGCCATTCTGGTATCGACACAGACCACCCGTTCTCGACTGCCTTATTGATTACAGAAATACCTGCCTTATCTTGGTCTGGTACTACGATGACTTTCTTTTCCAATGATCGAATCATGTCTGCCTGCTTATCATTAATATCATTATGAAGCAGTGCGAGTCCCCCGATACTTATTGCATCGAATACTCCCTCTACCACGATTGCGAATAACCAGTCTGATTTTTGAATATCCGTCCCAAATACATATCCAGATTGAACCTCTCCAAAATATTTTGGATTTCGGTCATCCATATATCTAGCAGTGTACCCGACAATAGTATTTTCATAGGTATAGGGGATAACGATTCTATTCTTATTCCGAGAGGGTGCAGACGGGTCAACCATATAAGGATATCTAGTACTATCCACACCACGATTTCGAAGATAGTCGATATATCGTTGATGACAGGGATTATTTGAATCTATAATCTCTAACCCCTCGGGGAGATTGCGAGTCTCAAAATAGGGCGACCATCGTCCTATCATCTTTTTGGTTTCTAGGATATTAAGAATACTCTTCTGTTTCAGACTTTCAAGGTTCAGATGCGCGATATCATTCTTGTCTACACCCAACCATTCGAGCAACTTTTTTACTTTTAAGGAGAGTGCAGATCCAGGAGTGTATTTCACCTTGAATCCGCAGTTGAAACACGAATAGACGAACCCATTATCGGCAAATACCAATCCACCTCGCATGCGTCTGTCCTCTGATTCACCGTTGTGAATACAACAGACAGAATTTCCTGACACCCACCCAGAGACACTGCGTTTGGTCTTTCTTCCCTGTATCCACCGATCCATCACGAACTGTGAAACTATGTCGTTCAATACGTACTACTTTCCCTTGGTTGATTTCTTTCGAACATTGGTAATTATACCATCTTCTATACGTATTGAAAAGATACAGTCAGGTTATTTTTGACTCATTTTAGTATATTTTGGCAAAAGTTTCGGTTAACGATAGTTAAGATTGACTACGTATCCAGTCGAAATAATAACTAATGCACCTTGTTCAGTCGGAGGGACTGGGTATGTCTGTGCGTTTGGATTGACAATAGGAACTGGCCAGTATCCCGAACCTGGATTAGTGATAACGATGTGTGTCACTTCCCCTTGGGCATTGATGGTTGCTACTGCCTCCGCACCTGCACCATTTCCGATAATATCGATTTTTGGTGGGGCAAGATACCCAGAACCAGGTGATTGGATTTGAATGTCAGTTACCATACCGTTATTACAGTATGCAACCGCAGTCGCAGGAAAACCAGGTTGTTTCGGTGTTGCCAACACACTATTATTAAAGCATAGTCTGAGTAACGGATACCATCCAGGAATATTCATCACAATGCTCTTCGTTTCGTTATAATAGGTCGTACTATCCGTGACGTTGTACCAGAGACTCTGGTAGGTTTCAGCAAACTGTGCCTTGATTGTGCCCGTGTAGTTCAGCAAATCCATCTGAATAGTCGTCATATTGCCCGTGGGTTCAATAAAACTGCTATAGTACTCAGAGTTATTCCATGTGCTCCAATAACTCAGATTGCCTGCCCAGTACTGTCCTGCCCAGTCTGGCCAGTTATTGAAGTTGGTGCCACCAATCGTTTCCTGACTGGTAAGTTGAGTAGTAGGAATCGTTAGTTCTACACTCGGCACAAAGATAGGGAACACAGAGTTCACAATATCCACGGGTGCTCTAGCACCACTCTGTGCATCGGTGAAAACTGCTTCGTTCAGTATACCCGATGCTCTAGTAATCGAATAACTTGCTGGCTGTGCGGGTATTTCTTGAAGATAGGATGCTGGCAATGTGACTTTGGCACGTCCAGTCGGTCCGTTGAGGATTACCATTGGTTGTTCAATGAGAATCGTAGTTCCCGATTGATTGATTACTCTGAATGTAAGGGTGCTTCCCGTTATATCTACAGGTTTCTCTTCCTGATTGACAAATTCAAAGAGGATTACGTTATCAATGCCATTGTTTATTGT